GATGGTGTCAAAGAGATACGTGATTCCATTCGTCAACTGGATTACCTTTTCATTCTCATTCTCCGAGATAACCGACATTGACCATTCTGGGGCTTCCGTCAGCCCAAGAATCTTCGGCGTGTTTTGTTCGACCCCTTTCTTGAGGGTCTCCATTGTCCGCTCGTCCTTCGGGCCGAGGGCTTCCGACATTTCGAGAATCTCTTTCTGGAGGTCGTGGATCTTCTTCCACTCCTCCGACAGGGGGACCAACTTGCTCTTCCATTTGTCGAGAATCGGGAGAAAGCGCTCCCCGTCCACGTTGAGATATCCCATGGCGTCCCGGATCCGGTCGAAGGCCGATCCTTCCTGCTTCTTCCCGGCTTCCAGGATCTCCTTCTGGAGATCAACGATGGCCTTCCACTCCTCCGAGAGTTCCGGGAGCTTCTTCTTCCATTCCTCCAGGGTGCCGAGGAACTTCACCCCGTCAGCGTCGAGGTACTTTATCTGGTCCCGCATCCGGGCAACTCCATCGACCACTTCCTTCTTGAACTTCTCCATGTTGAAGCCCTCAAGCTGCTTCATCAGATAATCGACGTTTTCTTCCACGTGCCCCGAGTCGATCATCCGCCGGTCGTCGTTGGCCATTCTTTTGGTATCGCGGGAGGCTAGTTCGACGCTTTCCCGCCAGCCGCCCATGATCCCACGGGAGTTGTCCACTACCTCTTTCAGTTTTGTCGTGTCCACGGACTTCAGTTCCGCGTTGAAGTCCACAAGCCCCTTCCGCGCCTTATCAAAGGTATCGTCAAGAGTCTGGGCCACCAGGACAAGCGCGGCGATTGCCGTCAGCACCATCCCGCCGGGGGTCAGCCCGAGAGCGGTCAGCGCGGCACCGATCTTGTTGATAGTACCCGGGACAACGCCGAACATGGTGAACGCCTTGCCGAGCCTCGCCACAAGGGAGGTGGCATTCGGGATCATTGCCATCCCGAGGAGGAGCTCCGCCTTGAATGCGGAGAACATCTTCACGGCGAGTCCAACACCCTTCACCCCTGCAAAGACTGCAAATCCTGCCGTAAAGGTCCCAAGCTGGCTCACCATCCATGTCAGACTGCTTCCCACCATTTCAAGCGTCTTGACAAGGCCTTGCAGAACGGGAGTAACAATGCTCTGGATCCCCGCCACCGTTTTTCCGTAATCCGGGCTTCGCATCCACGCGTCCCACTTGTCGCGTACCTTCTGAATCGCTCCAAGCAGAACGTCGAAGGGCCCCCCCGTTCCGGCATCCCCCATAACCTTCTGCTTGAACACGTCCCACATGCCGCTCATGGTGTCGAGCACGGCGGACCAGTTGTTTCCCGCCTGCTGCATCATCCCGCCGTAATTTTGTTGGATGACCTTCACGATTCCAGCCCGGATCGCGTCCACGTCGTTTTCGACGGCGAGACGGACTTTTCCGGACCGGATAATTGCGTCTTTTCCCGTCCGGTCGATCTGAATTCCCAACCGCCTGAGCTGGATTGCGTTCTGTGAGATAATAGCCGACGACACATCCGTAATGGAGGCCCGGGTTACCACGGCAAGGTCCGCCGCCGCCATGACGGCCTCCTTGGTGTTGTCCACTGCCGCCGTTTTGAGCATGACGAAGGCATTGATAGCGTCGTCAGTATTCACGGGATTCAGGGCGGCCCATTCGTTGATGTCCGCAAACGTCTTTTTCGCTTCTTCCGCGCTCTCCACAACGGCGCTCAGGGAGGTCTGATAGTTTTGGATGGCAACGGCGGACTGCAGGAAACCTGAGGATATTTCCTTGATTCCGAGGCCTGCGGCTACCGACAGCATGAGCCCCTTCAACATCCCAACGGCCCCTTTCAGCGTTCCCTCCATCTGCTGGGCCGCGTTTCCGATCTGATCAAGGCTCCGGCTCACCACCCGGGCTCCGCTCACGGCACCCGACGGGTCAATGACCGCCTCAAGCACGGGCATTCTTCGTCCCCCCCTTCTTCCTGTGAAATTCAACGAACTCCCGGTCCATTGCCTGAATGACGGAGACGAACTCCATCCGTTCCTCCACGTCCTCTATCCCCGCCAAACGGCAGAAGGCCTCGATCTCCGAGAGGGGGATATTTCCTATGGAAAAGCCCACTTCCCGGGAGGTGGTGAGGACGGAAAACGCGTTCCAGTAGAACATGTTCTCATCTGCCACCTCCGGCCTCCCGTCGAGGGCCCCGATATGGTGCCCCTTCAGGGCCAGGTCCTCAAGGGCGGAGAGGGAAGCCCCCCACTGCAAATACCAGCGGAGAGCCTCCGTCAGTTTTTTTCGGTGTCCTCTATGTCCTCCCGGCGGAAGTTCGCCACCACGGAGGCCTGTTGCTGGAGATCACGGAAGAGGTCAGGAAGGTCCGAGAAGAGCTTGAGGGCGTTCTCCCGGGTAAACTCCATGAGATTCCCGTTCTCGTCCGTCACGTTTTCCCATCCGAGAAGGACGGAATCCACGAACACTCCGTGGAGGATCTTATCTGCATCAGCATCCGTGATCGCTCCCGCGTCTATGGCCCGCCGGAAGGGGCGGATCCTGGCCGCAAGGGTTTTCAGGAATCTCGTGTTCGCCCCCCCTGCTCGGGCGATCCGGAAACGGAAATCGCCGTAATCAACGACGATTCCATCCTTCTCAAGGTTCGTATCCGTCTGAAAAAACGTGTATGGGCTTCCCATTACGCCACTCCTTTCGTGATTTTAAGTGCACATTCGGACACGGAATCATAGAGCCCCTCCCACCCGAGGGTGATCTTGATGGGCTCGTCCCCCCCGCCGAGGGGCATGTCTCCCGTGGTGAACTTCAGCCGGGGAACATCAAAGAGGTATTTCTGTTCCGTCACCGATCCGAGGACGAAGGAAAGGGCGAGAGCGTCACCATCAAGGAATTTCTTGTACACGTCCTTGCTCTCGTAGTAGACCTCCATGTTACCGCTAACGGCAAAGTCACCGAAGGTCACGCCGAGGGGGTCGAGCGATCCCACCGCGTAATGGGACGCGAGACCGTTCTCCACGTTCATGTCCAGGGACAGAATGTGAACCCCGGCGACGCTTCCGAGATTCAGGCTCGCGAAATCGCTCGCCGCGTTGATCACTCCTGTCGTCGTCGGGTCCGCGTAGGTCGCCCCGGCAAGGGCCGCGTCGGCGTAGGCCTCCGCCTTCCCCATAAGGTCGAAGGACCCGGTGACGATCTCCTTCGCCCGGCAGGCCAGGCTGAAGCCGTTGAGCCGCATTCCCGTATAACGGTAATAGTCAGCCGAACTCACTCCGGTCGGGATCTTTCGCTCGAAGGCGAAGGACTTCATTTCCACGCCGTTTTTCAGCACGTTGCTGTTCCAGTCGTTGCAGAGCACCGCCGCCAGCAGGGCATCATAGGTTCCGTAGGACAGCTCGAAATTGAGGGACCCTGCGGCTCCGCTCCCAACCTTGATGGAATCTGTAGGATTGCGGTCGGCCCGTTTTTCTCCGGACTTGATGCTCTCAACCGCACCGTTGAACGTGGCGGGGGGCACAAACCGCAGAATCTGGAATACCGGAGTAGCCGGGATCGTCCCCCACGTTGTTTCCCCCACCATGGCAAGCTGTTCTATGCTCGCGCTTATAAGTCCCATAGTCGCACCTCCTTATCCAATCTCGTCCCGGTGGAACGGGACGTTCACATTCGCCTGGAGCCAGCCCGGAGAGACACCGCTTCCGAGGGACACGGCATAACCCGCTCCACACCATACCTCTTCAAATAAACACTTACCCTGAAAAATCGGAAGGATGTCATCAACTATCGAACAAATCTTCACATCTCCCTCTCCGGGGGGAACGAAGACCTGCACTGTAATCAGTCCCGCGTGTCGAATAATATTCTGTCCGGGAGCACCCGCAGAGATATAGCTCGACTCTCCGGGAATGACCGTAAACCTGACCCAAGCTGTCGGGGGGTCTGGCGGGGTAAACGCCGTATTTCCCCAAGCTATCGGAATCTCATCATTGTAAAGCCCCCATTGGTTCACAAAGTGATTCGCCAGAAGCTCGTAGCTGTCTCGATACGACACGGCCTCACCTCTTCCTCTTCAGCGCCGCGTTGATCTCCTCCACGGAGATCCCGAGAATACCCAGGGGCGCCTGGCCGGAATGACCGTTCTCCAGAGGAGACGCATAAGGGAGGTTGTTCGAAACGTGCACCGGCCCCTGAGAGATGTCCCGGTAGCCACCGAGCACCCGGCTTCCCCGGGAAACCGCGTCGTTTTTGTACTTTCTTTTTCCCCGCTTGGCGGTCGGCTCGTTAATGGTGCTCTCGTCGGCGGCGCCGATCCCCGTCATCCAGTTCGCCTGGAAGCGCCCTGTATCCACAGGGCTCTTCAGCGTCACCTTCCGGAGAAGATCCAGGGCGATCTTCCGGACGAATAGCGGAGCCTGCTCCGTCGTGAGCTTCTTCCCCCACTCCCGGAGCTCCAGGGAGAACCGCTTCGCATCGGCCACGAAAATCACCTCTTCAGCAGAAGCTCGTAATAAAGCACCTCGCCCCCCGGCTGCAGGGGAGCGACGTCCAGCACCGTGTACCGGGTTCCCTTCACCTCGAGAAGATCCCCTGCGGCAGGGACGGTATCGATCTTCGGCGACAACATGAGCTTCAGATCTCCAGTTCTGACCGGGGAGCCGTCCACAAACCTGAACGCGTTGGACAGAATCAGCCCCTTTCCCGAAAAGCGCTCTTCCGCCCGGGGCACCGGATCCCAGGGACTGCCCGTCGCCTCCACCGCAGGACGGATCAGCGTCACATCGAAGCCAACTTTCCGAATGGACGCGTCGGCCTTGTTCGCCGTGTCCCGCCATCTGCTCATTCAATTCCCTCCTTTACGCCCTGACGGCCCGGATTCCGGCTTCGACCAGGCACGGGGCAAGCAGCCCCTCGATAATCGAGAACCGTGTTCCCGCCGGAGCCCCCGCCGCGTAGGTCGTGGAAATGGGGCCGATGGTCTCCTGTACGACCTGGCCGCCCCGTTCAAGATCCGGCAGAAGGTCCGTACCTGAAAAGGCCCGGAGGGCCGCTTCGCAGACCGCATACCGCACCGGGTCCGGAATTCCGTCGAGCTCATATCCGTCCTCGTCGAAGGCTCCCGTCCGGGGCCAGAGCAGTTTTTGATTCCCCCGTGCCCGGCGCCCCCGGAATCGCCGGCCGAACCGGCTGTCCAGAAACGCCGTCGCCCGCCGTATCGCCGCTTCACGCGCCGCGATGTTGTCCGCGTCATCGTCGTCCGCAACCCAGACGGCATTTCCCATAGAGACGTGGTAGTCGTCGCACTCCTCCAGGGAGACATAGGCGTCAGCGTTTGGCAGCCCGCTTCCGTCCTCCACTACGAGTGGCATCCGTATTCACCTCCTCGGGAGGTTCTGCTTCTTTTGGCGCAGGCGCAGGCGCAGGCTCCGGCTCCGGCTCCGTGTACAACTCGTACTTTTTCGCGTCGAACTCGGATGCTGCGAGCAGCGCCCATCCACCCTTGAATTTGATTTTTACGTAATCCATTCCGTCACCGCCTCGATACAAAAAAGAGAGGGGCGTTAGCCCCTCCCCTTACTGCACAGCTCGAACCGCGAGGTTCGGGTTGAGAACCTGCACGCCCCAGAGTGCATCAAGGGCGACCTTGACCGTGGACGTGTCCCCCTCGTACCAGAGACGGCTGCGGATAGAGAGATTTGTTACCGGGTCGGCAACGGTGGCGATCTGTGCCCCGAGCCGTCCGCCCATGTCGCTCAGCGGAGCCATGGCGAGCGCGAAGGCGTGGCGATGGAACGCGAGGCACTGGTTCTTCGTTGCCCCCGATCCGCTGGGCAGCACCAGGGTTACCACCGCGTTCGCCAGGGCGTCTTTCCTGATCGCCGGGAAGACGCTGACCGTTGCCGTGGTTTCGGCGCCCCCGAGGGTCACGTCCTCCGTCAGAACGTACTGCTGGTCATCCCCGGTGATTTTGAGGATGTCCCCCGCCTTGAAGGTGCTCTCCGCCGTCAGGGACTTGACCACAAAGGACGTGGCTCCGGCGGAGACGTTCGCGTTGAGGGCCCCGGTAAGATCTGTTGCCGTACCGGACGTGTGCGCCGGGGTGTTCTGGTTCGCGAAGAACTCGAATCCGTAGCGCGTTCCGAGAGAGCCGCGAAGCTGAGTATCGATACCCGCCTGCCCGGAACCATCCGCAGTGGCGAACGCGGACAGCGCGAGAAGCCCGGCCTCTACGTCACCGTCAACCATGAAGTGAAGGTCATTCATCGGCACCTTGTTGTTGAAAAGCGCCCTGCGCACACCGGTAATGTCCGTTACTACTGGAGTGCTGCTGATGGCCTCCTTCCAGGGGATTTTCTTGTACAGACCGACAAGGCTCAAATCGATGGCGTCCGCGAGCGCATAGGCGGCCGGGGTGATGTGGTCGGTGATGATTTTTTCCTTGGTGAAAGAGAGCTCCTTGTCTGTCAGGCCGAACTTGACCTCCTTCCACGTGTCGAGCGTGATGCTCACATTCTCCGGCGCAAGTTCCTGTGTCGTTCCGCCGGTAGTGGTGTTCACCTCCGTGGCTTCGAAGACCGAGGGGCGCGTGATGTTAATGACGCTGCCCTTCTGCTGAGGGTTCGGATCGTATCCGCGATGGACGCGACCGGCCATACCGAGAGCCTTATTGAGAGAGATCAGCGCTTCCTGCGCGTAAAACAGCGGATCGTAATTACCGAGAGTGTTTCCCATGAATATGTGCCTCCTTGAACGTATGGTTTACTCCGGGGCGATCTGAAGCTCCTGCCCCGCCTTCGCGGCCGCCTCCCTGGCGGCGCGGTACTTCATCGGATCCTTCGCGTCCGCACGGGAGAGGACGAAGGATCCTCCCCGAGCCGGAGACGAATTGGCGGGAGATCCTCCGCCGCTGGTCCCGGACCCTTCGAAAGCCCGGGCAAAGATGTCGGACTCCTTCATTTCGGACACCAGGTCCTTGATGCCTAGAAACTCTCCCTTCGCATTCATCCTGGGAGTGCCGTCCTTCCCAACGACGCGGACAAGGTACTTCCCGTCTTCTTCCACGACCTTCACCGCAGACTTCACGTGAGGAAGAAGAAGCTGGGGTATCCCCTTCGCCGAAGCAATCGCTTCCGTGGCCGCCGCGTCCACGAGGTACGATTCCAGGGTGGTTCTCATTTTCTGAACCGCCTCGTCCCGGGTTGTCAGCTCCTTCTTGTGGTTTTCGAGGAGCTGTGCCTTAAGCTTCTCCCACTCACCCCGCTGCTCGAGTTTCGCCTTCTCGGCTTCCTCCTGGGCCTTCACCAGTTCCGTAATTTCCTCCGGGCTCTTCCCGAGCCCTTCATACTTTTTCGCGGCCTTTTCGAACTCCGCCCTGGCCTTCCGTTCCTTCTCGAGAGCGGACTTCAGCCCCGACGTGTCTTCCAGCCCTTCAATCGAGAGGAGGTACTCGCCGCCTTTCTCCTCGTAGAGTCCTCTGAGTCCCTCAGACAGGCCCTTCCATTCCTCCGCCGTAAGTTTCAGTTTCAGCGCCATGGAACATCACCCTCCCGGTGAAAAAAGCTCCCCGGCATCACGCCGGGGGCAAGAAAAAAGCCGCCCCGTTCAAAGGCGGCCTTACCTCCAGAGTTCCTGAATTTCCCGGACCAGTCCCGGGTTGTCCCTGATCACGCCCAGCATCCCATGGGCCACGATTTCGACCACGTCCTCCAGTAACTCTTCCTTTTCGTTCAGCGTCTTGTTGAGCTTCGAATGGGTGAAGATCCCGTGAACGATCTCATGGAGCAGAATGGCGTACTGCTTCTGGGGCTGCGACAGGGAGTCCACTTCGATCTCGCAGGAGGCATAACAAATTTGTCCGGCGAGGTCGTTTTTCTGCGCAATGGATTCCGAAAGAAACACGCTGTAATCTATCGCTCCGATCCGTACCTTCTCGATCATGCTGCCCTCCTGGGGAGAAAAAATATGGGCCGCCCTGGGGAGCGGCCCGAGAAACCCGGCGTCTAGGTAGCGATTTGCCCGGCGCGGGGTATCTGCGAATATGAAAAAAGCCCCTCCGGAAGAGGGGCGAGGATCACTGTCGGTTATTCCACCACAACGTTTCGAAGGAGCTTCTTCAGGGCCGTGATCGTCTTCTCGTCGTTCAGGACGCCCTGCCGCTTTTCGGCTTCGTAGATATTCTTGTCCGGTTCGTAGAGGGACAGGAGATACACCGCTTCGTCCAGGATCTCCGCTTCGTCGTCGTCGAGGACCGAATGGGCCCACTGAACGTCCTCCTCGAATTCCTCAAGGAACACCCCCAGGGGATACAGGCCGTCGACGCACCGCTTCAGCTCCGCCAACAGGACTTTCCCCTTTTCCGTGGTTATGGCTATTTTGCGGGTTTCCATCCCTTGGGCACCTTCTTCCTGCGGAGAACCGTCAGCACGGATCCATCTTTCCCGAAGTGGACGGAAATCCCGTCCAGATACCGCACCTCGCGCCCTTCGGCATCGGTGTACCGCTCTCCCTTGCGGATCGCCTCCAGAACATCCTCGCGGCCGGGGAGCTTTCCCTGCCGCACCCGGCCTTCAACTCTGTTCAGGCCGTGTTCGTTCATTATAACCCCGTTGCCCGTGAAATAGCCGTCGAGGGCTTTCAGCGCCTTCAGATAGGAGGGCTTGTAATCCCCCTGCCAGATGTCCCGCTGCACCCGAAGCTGGTCGAGGGTCAGCTCCCTTCCCCGCTGGTCGGTCATGTCCCGGACCGAGATCTTCCCCGCCCGCCAGAGAGCGGCCCGGCGCTTCCCGAAGACGTCCTCTGCGTAACTCTCCGGCTTCTCCCGGATCCAACTCTCGAAGGTTTTCTTCTCCGGAACCTGCCCGTCGATGGATGCCCGGGTGGACTCCGGGAACTCGTCGAGGGGAATGCCCATCTCCCGGAAGGATTTCGTGACGGGCACCAGGACGCTCCGGCAGTTCCAGTGCCTCGGCGGGCCGATCAGCGCCTTGTTGTGCCCCAGAGGATTTCCGTCCAGGTCCCACATCAGCCCGTCCAGAGAAGCGCACTCCACCGTGGTACGGGCATCCAGGGTACTCACCCATTGAACGCCCTTGATTACATCCTCGTTTTCCCGGAACACCCGCATCCGGGCATCGTTGGCCACGGCCTGGACGCTGGTCCGGATGGTGGCCTCCGCTCCCCGTTTCGTCCCCTTCGACAGGTCGAAGATTACGTTGCCTTCCTCGTCGACGCCGCCCCGAAGGCGGCTGAGGAGCTGCCGGTTCGTCTCCCCCTGAAGCCACCCTGTCCGGATCTGGTCCTTGAAGTGCTGAAGGAGTTTTTCCGACTGCCGACCCCACCATTCCGACGACGGAGCCCCCTGGACCAGGACCTCCGATGCGGCCGCCTCGATCTGCTGGGAGGTCAGGGGCGGAGCGACGAAGAAATCCACGTCCAGGGACCGGTTCAGGATTTTGGCCGCCCACTCCATCTCCGCCGTCTCCAGGCCGCTCAGTGCAGCACCTTCGATTTCGGTGATGGCGTCGTACTGTTTCGCGATAGCCCGCTCCACATTCCGGAACAGAAGATCGAGCCGCCGTTTCTGATAGGAGGTCCTCTTGACCTCTCCCCCGATGCCGGAATCCTCAAGCTGCAGGACCAGATCCCCGAAGAGCCGGTCGAGCATCTTGAGGATCTTCCGCCGCTCTGCCGCCTCGAACCGCAGAAGAGCCACCGTCCGGCGCCGTACCGCATCCGCCAGGCGCTCATTCGCCGAATCCATCGTCGGGCCCCTCCAGGTCCAGGAGCTCCCTCTCTCCTTCCACGTCGAAATCGTCCGGAAGGAAATCCCGGCGCTTCAGTTCAGAGAGGAGGGTCTGGGACGTGATCTCCCCCGCCATCCGGAGCTGGATCAGGGCCTGTGCCTCCGCCGCCGCGTCCCGGGGAAGGGTGAACTGCCCCCGTAGCTCGATGCTCCCGCCGTCCGGGAGGCCGATCCACTCCGCCATGAGCACCAGGGCGTTCTCCAGGGAATCCTTGAGGCCGAAGGCCATCCGTTGCAGGTCGCTTGTAGATTCCGCGTACTTCACCTGGGTCTCCGTTGCGGTGGCGTCTCCGGAGGCTCGGGGCATCATCATCTGCAGGCCCATGGTGGCCATCTCGGCCTTGAGGTCCTCCAGCCGCTGGCGTCCCGCTCCGATGGCGGCGCCCGTATGCTCCACGTAGTAGAACCTGCCGGTCGGGTCGCTGGTGGCCAGCACCACGTTCGGCCCCACCTTGATGGTCGGGTCCTGGTCCGCGTTCCACCCCGAGACGGCCAGCATGGGGAAGCAGGCCACCCGGATGGCGTTGTCCACGTCCGAGTCCAGCTGGTAATGCTGGATGTTCTTGTACGCCAGATCCAACAGGGGCGGCAGGCCGATCCACGGCCCCGCCTTCCTCCCGTACACCGGCACCAGGGGAACCCGTGTCAGCGGCGTCATGGGCCCTTCCTCCACCAGGACGTACTCATCCTTCTCCCCCATTTCGTAGAGGGCGAAGCCTCCCGGGAAGAGAACCCGGATGCGCTTCAGAAGCCGTTCTCCGAACTCCCCGTCCGGGACCGTGGTCTCTTCGTAGAGCCGTGCCATCCGGATATTGGACGCCCGCCCCTCCGTGCTGACTCCGAGGGTATTATCCGCTCCTATCAGAGCGAAATAGGGCCGTGCTCCGGAGGCCCGCTCCTCAGCCAGGGATGCCCCTGGGAGCTGCTTGGGGTAGTCCACGAGGACAGAGGCGAATCCGGCCCCGAGGACCTCGTGAAACAGGGCGGCCGCAAATTCGTTCAGGTGGGTTCCCTGAAGGTCGATGTCCTCCGCCCACTCCCGGATCTTCTGCGGAACGTCGTCCTTCAGCACGAGGGGCTTGGAAAAGGCCTTGCCCACCAGATGCTTCACCGTCGCGCCGTAGTAGTTCGTCAGCACCGCCCGCCGCAGGCGGACCTGATAGTCTTCCTGCCGCTCCGCGGGATGCCGGGGAAGGAACTCCTCTCCTGAGGCCCTCATGGTCCGGGTCCCTCCGAGCAGGGCGCGGACGAGGGGCCAGTTTTCGCCCATTGTCCGGTGGGCTCTGCTCGGTGTTGCCACGTCGTTTTTCGTCATGCCACTGTCCCTCCTGCGAATGTGCCGATGGTGATGGGCGGCCGCCCTCCACTCAGATACCGCAGCGCCTGGGTCATGGCGTCCACCTGGTCGTCGTTCCCGCCGTTGGGGAAGGCGGCGCACTCCTCGATGAAATCCCCGATCCACGGCGCATGGCGGGCCTGGGGAAGAAACACGTTCCCTGCCTCCACGAAGGGAGAGACGGCGTTCGCCCGGACCACCTTGCCGCCGTGGGGTTCCACGGGGATCAGGCCGGGGATATCCCGCTTCAGGGACGCGATCACCGCGGTTCCGTTGGCCTTGTCCTCCACCAGCTTCCCTGTCGCCCGCGGCCATTTCGCCGCCTGGGCACGGACCGCCTTCACGGTGGCCGGGAAATCCATTCTGTCCCGGACCTGATCCAGCAGGAAGAAATCTCCTCCCCGCTTCCCCCAGACCTGCCCGACCACGAAGTCGGATCCGCCGGAGTCCTTGAAGGCGCAGTCCCAGGAGAGGAGAATCCGCTCCATGTTCCGCTCCTGCTCCTTCGGCGGAAGGGGGTATTCCTTCCACCAAGACCGGTTGAAGATGTTCCCGGAGGCCGGAGCGGGGCGCCCCTGGTAGAGGGCTGCCCAGTCCCGGGAGCCCACGGTGACCTTGATCTTCGCCAGCTCGTCTTCCCCGTAGCGGGAGGGCCAAAGGGCGGTCCCCACCGGACGGCCGAGGGGGTCGTTCTCCTCCGCCACCGCCGGGAGGTTCAGAAGCTTCCAGCGGCCCGATTCCTCCCGAAGGAGCCTCCCGGCGAGGTCGTCCTCGTGCCAGCGGGTCATGATCACGATCACCGCCGCCCCGGGGTGAAGCCGTGTGGCCAGGGTTGAGGTCCACTCGGACCAGACGCGATTCCGGTAGGTCTGGGAGTCGGCCTCCTGGCGGTTCTTGATGGGGTCGTCGATGATCATCAGGTCTGCGCCCTTGCCCGTGATCGAGCCGCCGATCCCCGAGGAGATCATGCCGCCGTCGTGGCCACGGATGCCCCAGTCGCTCTTGTCCGCCCGGCGCCGGTCGATTTCCAGCCCCCAGAGCTCCGGGCCGAACAGCTCGATCTTTCGGCGGCACTTGTCGCCGAAGGTCCGCGAAAGATCATCGCTGTAGGATGTTTCAATGACCCGCCGGTCCGGATTCCTGCCGAGGTACCAGGCGGGAAATGTCTCCGTGACGGACATGGATTTCCCGTGCCGGGGCGGGACTGTCAGTATCAGCCGGTCGAGCCGCCCGGCCTCCACCTCCTCCAGTTCGGAGCAGATCAGTTCGAGATGGGGGGCGAGCTGCCATTTCCCGAAGTGGGCGTACTGGCAGAAGAACCAGAACTTACGTTTCGCCAGGATCTTCCATGTTTCCCTCAGGCGTTCCGGCGTACAGCCTGGCATAGAGTTCGGCGAGGAGGACCTGTGCCTTGGGGTCTTCGATGAGCTTCTCGATTTCCGGGTCATTTCTGGTCACCTCCACCCTCCCGGCGTGCTCCATGCGCGAAACGTCGCGCCAGAGGTCGGGGCGGCGGTTCTTGAGCCAGAAGATCTGGGCGGTGACATCGGGAGGAATGTGCCTGGTCGTCTTCTCCACCCGCTTCGGCGTGACCTTCCCCAAGGCGGGGTTTTTCTCGGCGATGACCTTGGACTCCTCGTACTCGTAGCCGACGGCCCTGCGGAAGAGAGAATCCTCCACCCTGGCGTCGGCGGCCCCCTTCCCCTCCCGGAGAGACTCCTCCAAGTCAGGGTAGGTCTGAACCCATGTCCGCAGCGTCGTCCGTCCGATACCGAACTCCCTCGCGACCTCGTCGAAGGTGAGCCCCATCCTCGACAGAGATCGGGCCCACAGAGGATGGTATTTTTCCGAGTATTCGACGCGGGGACGTCCTGTCCTGGCCAAGGGAATCACCTCCTATTGTTCTTTTTCCAGCACCGCCTCTTTCCCCGTAAAAGCCTCCCATCTCCGGACAGCAACGTCGCAGTATCGGGGGTCGATTTCCATCACCCTGGCCCGGCGCCCCTGCCGTTCGCAGGCGATGACCGTCGTTCCGGAACCGGAGAAGAGATCGAGGACCAGATCCTTTCCCTTGGTGTTGTTGAGAAGCTGGTACTCGAAGAGGGCAACCGGCTTCATGGTCGGGTGCTCCTCGCTCTTCGACGGCCGGTCGAAGTCAAGGACCGTGGTCTGTTTCCGGTCGGAGGCCCAGAGATGCCCGGCCCCGTCCTTCCATCCGTAGAGGCACGGCTCATGCTTCCAGTGGTAATCCTGTCGGCTCATAACCAAGCTGTTCTTGTTCCACACGAGGCACTGCCGAACCGTCCATCCCACATCCCTGCAGGCGAGCCTGAAGTTCAGCCCCGCCGTATCGGCATGCCAGATGTAAAATACCGCCCCGGGCTTGAGAACGGCATCGGCGGCGGAAAAGGCCGTCCGGAGAAAATCGACGAAGAGGGCATCGTCCATATCGTCGTTGGCGATCTTCATCGCGCTTTTCGTCTTGCCTTCGTAGTTCACGTTGTAGGGAGGATCGGTGAGGAGCAGATCGGCCGCTTCCCCGGCCAGAAGTCTTTCGACGAACCTTCGGTCCGTGCTGTCGCCGCAGAGGAGACGGTGCTCCCCCAGGATCCACAGGTCTCCCGGTTTCGTTGTCGGCTCCTCCGGTGCGGGGGGAACCTCGTCGGGATCCTCGAGCCCTTCCACCGGCTCCGGATTGAGTGCCGACAGAGCCGCAAGCTCCTCTTCAGTCCAGCCCGGAATCTCCACGTCCTCTCCAAGGGAGCGGA